AGGGACTTGATGTTATCGGATTTAAGTACGAAGAACGTACAGACCCGTGGGAAGATGCCTGTGGGGTGTACAGTAATGTATTAGCTGAAGCTGCTATTCGTTTTCAAGCTGAAGCTATGAGCGAAACGTTTCCCGCCGCTGGTCCTGTCAAGACTAAGATTCTAGGTGAAATTAGTCAGCCAAAGGAGGACGCTGCCCTCCGTGTTCGTACCGACATGAACTATGAACTTACTGAAGTCATGGTCGAGTACCGACCAGAACACGAGCGACTACTCTATAGTCTCGGTCTTGCAGGATCAGCCTTTAAGAAAGTGTATTACGACCCCAACCTTGGTCGGCAGGTAGCCATGTTTATACCTGCGGAAGATGTGGTTGTGCCGTATGGTGCGTCTAATCTGGAGACAGCAGAGCGTGTTACGCACGTAATGCGTAAGACTAAGAACGAACTCATCAAGTTACAGGCATTGGGTTTCTATCGGCAGATAGACTTAGGTGACCCTGAAACATTCCATACTGACATTGAAGAAGCTAAAGCAGAACAAGGGGGTTACACGCTAAATGCTGATGACCGCTATACAGTCTGTGAGTTTCACGTTGATATGGTTATTGATGACATAGACCAAGAGGATGACGAGTTACAGATAGCTAAACCCTACGTCATTACTGTAGAGCGTGGAACAGGTGAAGTACTAGCAATCAGACGTAACTGGAACCCTGACGATCCTTTGACACTTAAGCGTCAACATTTTGTCCATTACGCTTACGTACCGGGATTTGGCTTCTATGGTCTTGGTTTAATTCACATTATTGGTGGATATGCTAAAGCAGGTACTTCCTTGATCCGTCAATTAGTTGACGCTGGTACGCTAAGTAACCTACCGGGTGGCCTGAAGACGCGTGGACTACGTGTGCTTGGTGATGACGGACCCATAGGACCGGGGGAGTTTAAAGACGTAGATGTGCCTAGTGGTAGCATCAAAGAGAACATAATGACTCTTCCTTACAAGGAACCGAGTCAAACACTACTCGCACTGCTTAAACAGATTACGGAGGAAGGCCGTAGGCTAGGGGCTATTTCAGATATGAACATATCTGACATGAGTGCTAATGCTCCGGTTGGAACAACGTTAGCCCTACTAGAACGTACCTTAAAGCCAATGGCTGCGGTACAGGCGCGGGTACATTATGCGATGAAGCAGGAGTTCAAACTGCTCCGTGCGATTATTGCTGAACACGCTCCTGAAACTTACATATATGTACCAGATCGTGGTGAACCTCGTGCAAGGCGCGAAGACTACGCGATGGTTGAAGTCATTCCTGTTAGTGACCCTAACAGCAGTACGATGGCACAACGGGTAGTGCAGTATCAGGCTGTGTTGCAGATGTCACAGGCTACTCCACAGATATACGACCTGCCTCAACTGCATAGGCAGATGATCGAGGTGCTAGGCATAAAGAATGCAGACAAGCTAGTGCCTACTAAAGATGATATTAAACCTACCGACCCAGTAAGTGAAAATATGAACGTACTGGTGGGTAAACCGATAAAAGCCTTTATATATCAAGATCATAAGGCACACATTGCTGTACATGAAGCGTTCTTGCAAGACCCACAGATAGCTGCGTTTATTGGGCAAAACCCTGCTGCACAACAGATTGTAGCTGCTCTTAAAGCGCACATAGGAGAACACATGGCCTTCTTGTACAGGCAACAGATAGAAGAAAGACTAGGTGCGCCGCTTCCGCAGCCTGATGAAGAGATGCCAGAGGTTGTAGAGGAGAACTTGTCTAGGCTGATGAGTGAAGCTGCTATAGAACTTACGCAGCAGAAACAGGCTCAAGCTGCACAACAGCAAGCACAGCAGCAAGCACAAGACCCTGTGTTCCAGATGAAGCAAGCAGAATTGCAGCTTAAAGCGCAAGAACAACAGAGAAAAGCGGCTAAAGATCAAGCAGATACAATGCTTGACGCTGCAAAACTTGAGCTTGATAAAGAAAAAGCAACCACTAATGCTACTTTAGAAGCCAATAGAATAGCCGCGCAGAACCAAGCTGCGGAAGCCAAGAACGATATAGAAGAAGCAAAGGTAATCATGGATGCGACTAAGACGGCTAACGAAGATAGAAGGACTAGAGCTGAAGCAGAACGAGATAGAGCCGAGGCTTTACGCGATGATCGAGAGGATAGGTAATGGCTAAAACAGTCTTTCAGGTTCTCGAAGAAAAGTTAATCGAGTTGCAAAAACAGCAAGAAGAATGGATGCACGGTGGTAGTGCTCAAGACTACGCCGAATACAAAGAATCGTGTGGGGTAATCCGGGGTCTAGCCGCCGCACGCAGAGAAGTACAAGACCTCTCGCGTAACTATATGGAAGACGATGATGACTGAACCAGCAGTTGAAATGACGGCTATTGAGGCCAAGCGAAAGAAGAAGATAGAAGAGCAGGAGCTTGAACGACAAAAGGAAGTGGTGCTAGACAAGCACATACCGAAACCCGTTGGGTATCGTGTGATGGTGGCTCTTTCCAATGTAGACGACAAGTTCGACGGTGGTATTGCAAAGGCTACTCAAACTATAAGGGAAGAAAACATTCTCCAAATGACAGGTGTTGTCTGCGATATGGGGGATGAAGCCTATAAGGATAAAGAGCGTTTCCCTAATGGTCCGTGGTGCAAGGAAGGAGATTATGTGGTCTTTCGAGCTAATACAGGTACAAGAATTAGAGTGGGTGATGTCGAGTATCGCATTATGAACGATGACTCGATTGAAGCCGTAATTGATGATCCGAGTAAATTAACTCGTGCGTGAGGAATAAATTATGCCAATGCAACAAGTAGAATATGAGTTTCCTGATCCAGAGAAGGATGAAAAAGTACAGGAAGTAGAAGTCAAGGAAGAAGAAGTAATAGATACCAACATAGAGGTAGAGGGTGCGGTAGGGCGTGAAACTATAGGGAACCCTGATAAAAAGGAAGAAAAAGCAGAGAAACCAGAAAGCACTATAAAAACAGGTGATGTTGAAATAGAAGTAGAAGATGATACTCCCCCTGCGGATAGAGGGCGTAAACCTTCTGAGCCTCCTGAAGAAGTGACTAACGAAGAGTTGGAGAACTATTCAGAAAAAGTTAAAAAACGTATTCAACACTTTAGTAAAGGTTACCACGATGAGCGTAGGGCTAAAGAGCAAGCTACTCGTGAAAGGGAAGAGGCTATACTTTATGCTCAGAAACTTATGGAGGAAAATCAACAACTAAAGGCTACAGGGGACCAAAACCATAATGCTTTAATTCAATCCGCTAAAAAACAAGTTGAGTCTGAACTTGCTGTAGCCCAGCAGAACCTTAGAAAAGCGCACGAAGATGGAGAGACTGATAAACTTATTGAAGCGCAACAACAGTTAAACCAAGCGCAAATACGAGCAGATAAAGTAAATAGCCTTAAACCTAAAGCAACGCAAAATGTACAAGGTTCTTTACAACCACAAGAAAATAATGTTCAATCACAAGAACTTGCGTCTCCACAGCCACGGCAATTTCAACGTGATGAGAAAGCTGAAGCATGGGCCGATAAGAATACATGGTTCGGAAATGGACCAGAAGGTGATCCAGAGATGACAGCGTTAGCTTATGGATTACATACAAAATTAGTTAATGAGGGCATTAGTCCTCAGTCTGATGAATACTACGAGAAAATTGATTCTCGTATGCGAGAAGTATTCCCCAGTCAGTTTGATGACGGGATAGACGACGAGCCAGAGGAGGCTCCCAAGAAGAAATCGAGCAATGTGGTTGCACCCGCTACGCGGAGCACTGGACCTAAGAAGGTCAAATTAAAGCAATCACAAATAGCTTTAGCGAAACGTCTTGGGGTTCCACTGGATCAATACGCCAAACAGGTTGCTGAATTAGCGAGGAAACAATAAATGGGTGAAATTAATAGAGATAAACGAGAGGCAGATACCAGAGTTACAAAAACCAGAAAGCGTTCATGGGAAAGGCCAGAAGTATTGCCTAGACCTGAAAAGCAGGACGGTTACGAGTATCGCTGGATACGTATAAGCACTCGTGGTACTCCAGATGCCACCAATGTTTCCGCAAAGCTACGAGAAGGTTGGGAGCCAGTAAAAGCTCAAGACCACCCAGAAATCTTTACTGATTCTATTATAGATGATCGGTTTAAAGATAATGTTGTCGTAGGTGGTTTAATGCTTTGTAAAGCTCCCGAAGAGCTTGTCAAGGAACGTAATGATTATTACAAGCAGCAAACCGCTGCCCAAATGCGTTCAGTTGACAATAACTTAATGCGTGAAAGTGATCCTCGTATGCCTATATTTAATGATAGGAAATCGACGGTTACTTTTGGTAAAGGATAATTAGGAGTCTATCATGGCATCATCCGCTACCCCTTACGGTTTAAAAGCCGTAAATCTGATAGGAGGGCAGCCTTATGCTGGTTCCACCCGTCAGATAAAGATAGCGTCCGGTTATGGTACTAATATCTTCAATGGGTCTATTGTAGCCATTGTAGCTGGCGGTACTATTGAAATCGTGACGACAAATGGAGATAACTCAACTCCATTTCCAGCAGGTACTATCGGTGTATTTGTCGGTTGTACCTATACTGATCCAAGCACAGGAAACATCACTTTTAAGCAAAATTGGCCTACGGGCACTGTAGCGTCTGACGCTATGGCTTATATTGTTGATGATCCTGATGTGGTCTTCCAAGTACAGGCCGATGGCGCTGTTACTCAGGCAGATTTGGGTCAAAATGTCCATTTGGCGGCAGTTCAGTCTACCAACACTGGAGATACCACTACTGGTAATTCTACTAGTGCTGTATCGGCTACAACTGCTGTAACCTCTGGTTTTGCTTTCAGAATCGTTGATTTTGTTGACGCACCGGGGTCTACCATTGGTGATGCGTATACGGATTTGTTGGTTAAATTCAATCCAGATTCGCATTCATACACTAACAAGACTGGAATATAAGGAGTTATTGAGATATGGCTATTTCAAGAGCGCAATTACTCAAAGAGCTTCTTCCGGGCCTGAACGCCCTGTTTGGTCTTGAGTATGCAAAATATGGTGAGGAAGCCGCAGAAATCTTTGAAACAGAGAGTTCTGACCGTTCCTTTGAAGAAGAAACTAAGTTGTCAGGCTTCGGAGCTGCCCCAGTTAAAAACGAAGGCGCTGCGATTGCTTATGATAATGCCCAAGAAGCGTACACTGCTCGGTATAACCACGAGACAATTTCTATGGGATTCTCAGTAACTGAAGAAGCTATTGAGGACAACCTGTATGATTCCTTGTCTGCTAGATATACTAAAGCACTAGCACGCGCAATGGCTTACACCAAGCAAGTTAAGGGAGCTGCAATATTAAACAATGCGTTTGATAGCAACTTTACTTATGGCGACGGTGTAGAGCTTTGTTCTACTGCACACCCTCTGGTGTCTGGTGGTACTAACTCTAACGAGCCAGCGACTGGCGCTGATTTGAACGAGACTTCTTTGGAAGCTGCGGTCATTCAGATTGCTGGTTGGACTGATGAGCGTGGTCTGTTAATAGCAGCCAAGCCTCGTAAGTTGGTAGTTCCCTCGGACCTTCAGTTTGTAGCGACTCGTTTGCTAGATACTGAGCTACGTGTGAACACGGCTGACAACGACATCAACGCCCTACGGCATAACGGTTCAATCCCAGAAGGTTACACAGTTAACCATTATCTGACTGA